TTGATCCGAGTATTCAGCTCGTACGCTTGTTTGAGTATGATAACACACTGCTACGTAAAGTAATCAATAATCTTGTAATGACTAAGATTACTTTCAAAGAAGATCCTAATACTGGGTATGGTCTTTATTGTGATATTACTTTTGAACAAGTAACTTTTGCTTTCCTGAAGAAGACAGTCATCCCTAAAGATGTACAAGATTCTTTGAAAAAGAAAGCTTCTAGTAAGAATTCAAAAGGTAAACAAGACAGTACACCACAAGACTTAGGTACTGGCGACTCTCCTAAAGATACTGACCCCCTAAGACAGGCGAGAGCTAATGGCTGATAAGTACATTTCAATGCCGCTGTTTAGTGATGCATACTACACCTACACAATTGCCTTTCAAGGTGATTCTTACATCTTTGAGTTTATCTACAACGAAAGGTCTGAGTTGTATTTTATAAATCTGTATGATGCAGATAATAACCCTATTGTGTTAGGTGAAGCGTTAGTTCCTAACTATCCAATATTCTTGGATTATGCAATCTTTCCGTTGACAGGTTTTATCTGGATGGAAGAGAAGGCAGATATCATTAGTGAGCCTTATAAAGTTTATCCTGATTCAATTGATCAATATTACAATCTGTTCTACATCTACACTGAGGAAGATTAATGGACTTAATCCAGAGGAATCGACAATACGAATTGATCATTGGAGATTACCAAACTGGAGAAGGTTTGCAAGTCACCGATCTTCAAGTTACTTTTGATATCAGTAAAAGTTCTGACAACAAAAAGAAAACGAATAGCGCAAGTATTGAAGTGTACAACCTGAGTGAAGAACATATCAAGCTTCTTGATACAGATTATCCAGCAGCAGTATTCAGTGCTGGTTATTTAGATACTGGTGGCCCTAAGCGCTTGTTCTCTGGTCAAGTCACCCACGTATCAACCCGCAAATCAGGTACTGATCGTGTCACTCAGATTCAAATGGGGACAGGTTACACCGAGTTAAACCACCAAGTGCTGTCTGAATTTGTCCCCGAAGGACAGTCCCCCAAAGACGCAGCTAATAGGCTCATCAAAGCTATTGGTGCTGATCGTGGTGTATTTAACGGAACTAACTTAAACAACCCTCTTATCTACGGATATCCACTAAGTGGAACACCTAAAGAGATGTTGGATGAGTTATGTGAAAAGTATGCTTGTAATTGGCAACTGGACGACGGAGTTGTTTATATCCACGATAACGACAGAGGCAATACAGAGAATTTTGAACTAGCTTATGTTATCTCTAAATATACTGGATTGATTGATACTGCTTATCGCGTTTCTGGGGAGCGTCAAAGATCAAAAAAAGATAAAGTTAAGAAGCCCGGTATTCAAATGAAGATTCTCCTTAACCCGGATATTCGTGCTGGGGATATTATCAGACTTGAGGATACTTTAATTACAGGTTGGTTTAAAGTTGATTCTCTTCGTCATTCTGGCGGCTGGCGTTCGCCGGGGTGGTATACGGAGATACGTGCAACTAGTCTAGAGAAAGTTGTACAGAAAGGAGGTGGCTCGTGAGTGCAGAAGCTGTAGCAGCTATTCAAAGTACTATGATGAGTGCCTTCGATAGTCAGATGAATAATGTCTTCACAATTATTCCATGTATTGTGGTTGCTGTACGTGATAGTCTTAATGGACAGATGGTTGATATCCAACCTACGATCAATCAGAAACAACAAGACGGAACTGTAGCTGAACGTCCTACGATTGGTGGCGTCCCCGTTTCCTTCCAAGTATCCAAGAAAGCGGGCTTCACATTCCCAATTGAAGTTGGGGATACTGGGACAGCAATGTTCTCGATGAGAAACATGGATGGTTGGAAAGCTGGCAATGGCAGACCAGCAAGTCCTATGAACTTCGCTAAGATGGATAAGAGTGATGCTATTTTTCTTCCGGGTATCCAACCTCCCGGTGTTGCTGTAAATAATCCAGCAAAGCATGTTCTTGCCCATGACACGAAAGATACTGTTTTATTCGGAAACTTAGGCGGTGTAGAAGCTGAAGTTCGGATTAAAGCTGATGGTAGTATTGGGATTAAAACAAGTAATATGCCAATTATTATTGAAGGTTCCGACGTTACTATTAATGCTGTGTCTAGCATTAATCTGAATACCCCCAGCATGGTAGTAGACTCTGACGTGACCACATGGATTGGTAATATTAATCTGCAAGGTAATCTCGTTCAGACTGGGAACTACACTTTAACCGGCACCGCAACTTTCAACGGAATCGTTTTCAACACCCATCGACATACGGGCGTGACAACTGGTTCTGGAACTTCTGGAGGTCCAACAGCATAATGGATTTCAAATTAGACAGTACAACCTTCGACTTAGTGTGGCGGAATGGTCCTCTACTAGCCTCTGATACAACTCAAACCAATGTTGAAGTAACAGGACAGAGACTACTCATCCTCCTCAGAACTTGGATGAATGAATGGTTTCTCGATACAACTTATGGTATTCCGTGGGAACAGCGTATTATTGCCAAGAAGCAATCCTCCAAAGCCTCAACTGATTTGATACTTCAACAGAAAGTGCTTTCAGATGCTGGTGTTAAAGAGATTGTTTCTTGGGACTCTACTTTTGTTAATAGAAAGTACACCCTAACATTCCAAGTTAAAGTTGTTGACGGGACCGTCTCTGGGCCAATCGTTGTAGCCTCATTGAACTGATTAAATACAAGGAACATAAATGGCCGGTTTAACAAATGAAGGCTTTGTAATTAAACGGCTGGCTGACATTCTAGCTTCTGACAGAGCCTTAGCTGTACAACTTTTTATAGATTTAGCGCCAGTTGGGGGTGTAGTTGATACCTCTGATAGTAGCGCACTCGGTCGCCTTATCTCCCTAGCGGCTCCCTCCGAAGCCGACCTATGGGAAGCTGCCCAAGAAGTCTACGCAGCCTTTGACCCAAACTCTGCAACGGGTATTGCTCTTGATAACCTCGTAGCTTACGCAGGGTTGACACGTAAAGAACAAACCTTCACCACTTCCTCTATTCTTGTTGCTGGTGACACTAACACACTGGTGCCGGTAGGCCAAACTGTAAGTAGCTCCACAACTGGGGAGCAATTCACTACAACTGGCGCTATTTCTCTAGCTGCGAGCAACGCTAGTGGCATAACCGTCTCCGTAGTCACCCTACAGAATAGCACCGCTTACACCATCACTTATGCCAATACAACAACCTCTAACACCATCACATATATGTCTGATGCAAGTGCTACTGTTGCTGAAATCTTGGCTGGGTTGCAAGGTGTTATTGCTGGTGCTCACCCTAGTCTAGCTAGTTCGGTTGTTGGCACCACGTTAGTAATTGATCGTGTTGATATCTTCCAAACTGTAAACTTTACCACTTCAGTTAATCTTGGTATTAACAAAGTTCGTACTGTTGGTGAAGTAGTTGCGGTTAACTCTGGTATTATTACTCAACCAGCAAACACCGTTGATACCATTCTCACACCTATGCTTGGTTGGGATAGTGTAGTCAATCCAGTTGCTGCTACTCCCGGAGAAGATCGTGAGACGGATGAAGAACTTCGTTTACGCTTTCGTAACGGTAAGTTTGATCGTGCAACCAATACACTAGATGCTATCTACTCAGCACTTATCAATCTTGATAATGTTAGCGAAGTAACTATCTACGAGAATGATACAAGCGTAGTTGATGGTAATGGTGTTCCAGCCCACAGCTTCCTTCCTATTGTAGTTGGTGGGTTGTCTACGGATATTGCTAATGCTATTTGGGACAACAAACCAATTGGTATTTTGAGCTATGGGAACACAACCGTAAGTATCAACGATGTTCAAGGTTTTGCTCACAACGTAAGCTTCTCTAGACCAACCCCTGTTGTTATCTACATTAGTATTGACATCACCACTGATGTCAACTTCCCAGCTAATGGTAACGCAGCTATCCAGAGTGCCTTGATTCAATACTTCGCTGATAACTTAGGTACAGGTGATGATGTTATTTATAGCCGTTTGTATACTCCAATAA